ATTTTATGACCGTAGTCAACCCATTCTTAGTTGCGAGGGCGAGATTCGAACTCGCGACCTAAAGGTTATGAGCCTTCCGAGCTACCACTGCTCTACCTCACGATATATCTTAATGATTACAATCCCACTTCCCCACGGTCACCTATCCACGTCATGCGCTGGTTGTACCAGCGGGTGTAATCAAATTTTTAAAGAGCTAAACAACATCCGATAAAAAACCCCACAAGTTAATCAAATCTCTCAATCTTTTCACTTGTGGGATAGGGTTGTCTCACAAAGGTAATCAACAGTTTTGACACTGTCAAATTTTTATGAAACTATTTTTTGGGGATGTTTGTCCTTTCGGACTTGGATATATAAATATCAATAAAACATCGAAAGTCATACAAAGATATAAAAAAAATCTTTACATGTCAACTTTATCTACAATTTTTTTCATTTGTCTACACATATCAATAGTGCCAAATATTCCAACAAATACAAGAATTGATAAAGAAATTATTACAATCATTTTAAAATTATTTCAATAAGTTTAGGAAGGTACTCACCTGATTTTTCTTCGCTGATTTCATCTAATGAAAAATATCCACACTCAGTATGTTCTTCTCCATCAATTGCAGTTTCCAAATCAGGATGAATTGGGGTATCTACTTTTAATAAATACACATACATCAACCCTTTAATCTTCTTACCATCTCTGGTGTGTCGAGGTATCATACCAACAAAGGTTAACTCTTGGTCTTGTATGTCAACAGCGGTTTCTTCAAAGAATTCTCTCTTTGCCCCCTCTTGAGTTGATTCACCCTCTTCAAGTTTACCTCCTGGTATTGACCACATTCCTGGAAATGAACCTAAATTATTTCTCTTACAAAGTAAGATTTTGTCTCCACATTTTACGATGACCCCTGTGTATCTTTTTGTGTCCATGGTATTTATTAATTATGAAAGTTAAAGTTAATAATAATATTTTTAAAATCAAAACACTTATCGATGAAAAATCTCAACAAATTGGGATGATGAATAAAAAATTCGATAAATCTTTTAATGGACTACTTTTTTTAATGGGCGGTAAGAAACAATGTTTTTGGATGAAGAATTGTTTGGTGAATTTAGATATCATTATGATTAAGAATAACGTTATTGTTAATATTCATTCTAATTGTCCACCATGTACTGATGAAGATTGTCCTAGCTATTGTGGTATGGGAAATATAGTTTTAGAATTAAAAGGTGGTAGTTGTGAGAGACTTAATATTCAACCAGGTGATACTGTTGAATACTTATTTTGATTCTTGAATTTTTTCTTTCAATTTATTTTCAAATTCATTCGCAACCATCTTAGTAAATTTAAGATATGGTGCGTCTTCTCTTTCTGGGTCATACTTATAAGTTCCTTGAGGTGGTCTTTTACTTCTACCAAGATAATTTAATCCTGAAATATTTGTAATACATTTGTGACCTCCTGAATTTGCTTGAATCAAATCCCAAGCGTTAATACCAATCTTATCTAATAAAGCAACTTCCTGTTCTGTCAAGTCTTTGAATGGTTTTTCCATCATGTCCTTTATTCTATTCAAAATTTCTTCTCCACCACCCATAAACATAAACTTACCACCATATAAAGCATCAAAGTCTTTGAATGTAAATCCAACACTTTCGGGTCCTACACTTGTTTCACTTACCCACTTAATCGTTGATAGTGGTACTTTCTTTTCTTTTAATTGTCCTTCCCATCTACTTAATACTTCTTGAGCGATTTCACCCAAATTAACACCTTTGAGACCTCTATCTTTTTTGAATGGGTTACATGATGCTTGAACCAATCCCATTGGCCATACCATGATAAGAAAGTCTGCCTCAGGATTATTTCTAAATGGGGTATACCTATCATAAGACCCAGGTTTAAACATACTACCTCCACCATATTGGAAAATAATTCCGTCATCAACCCTTGGGTAGTCTTTCATTTGTTGTACATAATCTTCTGCATTTTTTTGTAATTCTGCTGGCTTTGGTGCATTTGTGGCTTTCATCCACTCTTTAATATTATTCAAAATATTCATTAATGAAGGTTCTGAATCCATCACAAGTTGTTCTAAAAATCCTGGTTTGTTTTTGAATGCTAATATTAATTTGTTAATTACAAATCCTAATAACATTTTGTTTTTTTGGAGTGGTTCTTCTTTGTCTAATCTGTAAATGTAATTTACAACCTCATCCGCAGTTATTCCTTGTCTAGCAAAGTCCGCGGAGTCTACAGTATTAATTAACAAAACATCTGCAGATGGAAACAAATCTCTTGGTGAAACAACTTGTGATATTGTTTCAACATTAGAACGAGCTTGTCTAAATGACGTTGATGTATTTTTTTCAGCACCAACTTGTTTATCGTGGTGGTCTGTGTGAATTTTGAACATTGGTTTACCGTGTGCAAAATCTACAAGGACTGGCATAATATCACCTGTGGCATCATTCTTTTTTACCGCAAATTCTTTATCACCATATTGGATAACATGAGCACCAACCACATCAATACCATTGTTTTCAAGGTATTTCTTCATGGCAATAGCCGTAGTGACACCATCTAAGTCTTGGTGAAAATAGATTTCGGCTTTGGGATATCTTTTCCTCAAAGCCGAAATGTCTCTTATACCGCTTTCTTTAATTAATTTTTTCAACTATCCTCTGAATTTTTTACCAATCCAATTTATAAATTGGTCAATCAATCCTCCCTCTTCTGCAACAAAGTCTTCCAATTGTTGTCTGTCTTTGGGTGGCATTTTATCCCACGTTTCTTCACCCCACACTCCGTCGCTGCGACGACACCCAATTGCTGCTTGATATTTTGATATGGCCTGTGCGGTTTGTGATGTTAAATTATTATCTGTTCTACCATCAACAACTAAAGGTTGTCTATTATCACCTGTTATTTTTTTAGAAATTAAAAATCGTTGAATTGCTCTAACGAATTCTCTTTCCACATTTTGTTCTGAAATAACTCTTTTAACAAGATTAGTTAAATCATTCTCTGTAAGTCTTATTACTTTTTTTGCCATATTAGTATTTTAGGGTTAATAAATATTTTAACTGATTAATGTCTGCCAACATTTCATCTCTAAGGTTTAATAAGTCGGTATCATATCTTGAATCTAATTGGTCTGTCATTCCTACCAAAAATTCAGTAATACCATCCATAAAGTTTTGAACGCTTAGTGATTGTATATCTTGAAACATAATTGAAAACTCTGACTCAAATGCAAATCTACCATACTTACCCATCATTGATTCTGCAAATTTATCGATAAGGTCACCTAACGAATCGTAGATTCCACCATACGCTCTGTGTTTCGCATCTCCAAATGTTTGCCAATGTAAAAACTTAAATTGTAATTGGATTTGTACTAGTTTTAAAATTAATTCTTCTTTCATATTTTTTTATATTATATCATAAATGCCGCGGCATTTCTTAAATTACCTGAAAACATATTTGAGAAAAGACTTTGTATTGGGTCTTTCGCATCTATTTGTGGCGTTGGAACACTATTTGGAGTTATTTCCGTCTGTGGTATCAACGCCTGATTACCGTCTTGGAATTGGTCTGAGAAATTTTGTTTAGCTTGTGGAGTTTGATTATATTGTTCCATCTTTCTAACAAATTCTTCTTCACCCATTTTGGCTGCGATTTCATCAGGTCCAACCCAATTACCTAATCCAATCCAATCTAAGAACCCTAACCACCATTTACTTCTTCTCATTAAAGAACGTACGGACCTATTTCTTCCAATCAATTGAGGCATACCGCCAAAAATATACTTAGAAGAAATTCCCATATTAGGATTTCTAAACTTAGTAAACAGTCCCGTATCTTTACTAATTACTTTTAATTTTTCAAGTTCGGCTATTTTTTCAGCACTTGATAGTGTTTTCCAAGATGAGCTTAATTCTTTTGCTCCTGTCTTTATTAACTTTCCACCCGCTGCAGATTTTTCAAATAGTGATATCCAATCAAGTAATGTTGTTCTAAAACCTTTAAGTAATCCACCTGGTAAATTACCAACAATTCTTTTTAATGTACCACCCCATCCTTTACTACTTTCGATAAATTTTCCAACAACAGGAGTACCTTTCAAGTTGTCTAACATCGCCAATGCTTCAGTCTCTTTACCTAACTTTGAAAGTTTCAAAGCTTCGTCAACACCTTTTACCGCTGGTCCTCCAACTTTAAGTGCACCCATTAAAGGTTTTGCTGCCAAGTCACCAAGATATGGTACCGCAGATACTACAGATAAGAATCCAAACAAATAATCTCCTTGAGTCAAATATGAAATTCCATTTCCCAAGTCAACAACTCCTGTAGGGTCAAATATTCCGACAATATCAAAAAAAGTATTCCAACCAGAAGATTCATTTAATTGTCTTTCTTCTTGTATTTTTTTTGTAATACTTCTTAATTGTCTTTCCGTAAGAATAATATCAGGCATTATAAGATTTTATTATAAATATCCATATAATAAAAAAAGGGTCATAACGACCCTTTAATTATAAATCTAATTTAGTTTGTTTCTTTTTATCTATAAAATGTTGAACTCTTTCTTTTGCAACTTTAGAGTAATTCTCACTCAATTCAATCCCAATCCATCTACGTCCACCAATCTCAGCAGCACAAATACTTGTGCCAGAACCTGTAAATGGGTCAAGAACAATATCGTTCCTGTATGTAAGAATTTTAATGGCTTTCATTGGAATATCCATTGAGAATGTTGCCTTGGTAATTTGTTTTGTGTCTGCAAAGTAATCCCATTGTCCGTAAACCAACTCCATAAATTCTTTCTTATGTTCATCTTGATATACTGTTTTCTTTTTTGTTGTTCCGTCTTCCTGTTCAACATCTACAACTTCACCAACCCATTCAGGTTCGCCCTTAATCTTCTTTATATGAGTCTTTTTATATGCTAACAACACACATTCTTTTGGATTATAGATGTAAGGTGCCGATGGAGACATCCAAGAACCCCAAGCTGTTGTTTTACTTCTATGTGGTGACTCTTCTTCTAAATCTACAATCCCATAGAATTTATAACCAATACTCTTCATCACTTGCCAAATTTCAGATACCATCAGTATTCTACCACCTTTGTCTTGTCTGTTAATTTCATAAGGAATGTTTAAGGCAATTCTACCATCATCTTTTAACACTCTATACGCCTCTCTTAACCAACTAGCACTGAATAATTTGTACTGTTCAAATTCTATATCATCGTTAAATGTATCGTATGCAATTCCAACACCATAAGGTGGTGAAGTAACAATTAAATCTACAGAAGATTCTGGCATTTTCGCCATCACTTCAATACAATCCCCATTAATAACTTTCCCAACGTAATCTTCTATCATAACTTTCCCTCTTGTTTTAATTGTTCCCTAATTTTAGTTGCAGATATTTCACTGATTTCTGTTGGTGGTAAGTGTTCTATAATATCATAACCAACTCCTCTTCCGAAATTAACCGATTCTATATCAGGAATGACAATAACCTCAACTCTCTTTTCAGCTATCAAGTCTAATAGTTTAACAACTATATTTGAATGAACTTGTGAAGCGGTAAATGGATTTTTTTCATCGGGAGCAATATCTCTTATGCAAATTAATACGTTTTTACCTTGGTTTAGTCTTTGGTCTATCAACCATTTGTGACCATCATGCCATGGTTGCCATCTCCCAATAAACATTGAGTATTGTTTACCAGGGTTATTCTTTAATTTTGGGTCTCCTTCTACGTGAATCTTTTCCATTATATTTTTAATTTTTCTCTTATTTCTTGAAGACTGTCAAAAACTTTTTTATTGGTAGTATCAACATCAATAAAGTTTTCTAATGGTTGTTCATATCCTTCAACGTGAAATGATTCTCTACCTCTAATTTCACTAGTGTGAATATAAAGTTCAACAATATCTTCACCCATTTTTTGTTTGAAGTTTTCTCTTTGGTCTCTATACGGTGACACTAAACATACAACAGGATTCATTTTTTTGTTATGTAGAAAATGTGCAATATTTTGCGCTAACTCAATATTTTTTCTACGTCCTTGTTCACTGTAGTCTTTATTATCAAAGATTTCTCTGATGTCATCACCATCAACCAATACTGCGTCTCCCTGTAATGCCGCAATTAGCCAATTTCCTAAAGTAGTCTTACCCGCACCAGGTTGTCCTGTTAACCAATAAATCATTTCTCTAAGTTTTTAATTTTTCTGTCCAAATAAAATGCTGCCTTCTTTAAGTCTTCTAACTCTTTTGTTTCATCTTTCTTACCAGCTCTTGCAACGTATTTTACAACGTTGAAGAGGTACGCATCTTTATCTAACTCCCATGCCTCACAGACTTTAATTACTTCATATGGATTATCCACTCCACCATAGTGAGCAGGTCCATTTACCATTTCTTTACTCATTTTTTCCCCATTTTTTTTCCATGTAATCAATGTAATCTTGTGTTCTATTA